CAATGGTGCAGAGAGGGCCGTACTGGCTGGACTTCTACAGTACGGATCAGAGGCTTATGTAGAGGTACACGACGTTCTGTCAGAAAACTCCTTTGCTTCTACTAGCAATCAAGTGATCTATAAGTGCTTGAAGAGAGTAATCGAAGCGGAACAACAAGTAGACTTGCCCGCAATCTTGTCTGCCGCAGAAGGTCTAAACTTACTTGACGTTATTCAGACAGAACAAGAACTAAGCTACATCAAGTCGCTATCTAACTTTTTCGTAAACAAGGCCAATGTTTTTAGCTTTGCCGTTCAGGTTAAGAAGTTTGAGTATGCGAGGTCTATCTGTGTTACGGCGGATAGTATTAAGGCTACAGTCTCAAATATCAACGGTAGCGAGACTATTGATGAGATTATCAATATCCTTGAGAGGCCCGTTGAAGAGTTTGTGAGGCAAGGTGAATCTACTGACAAGACTATCGTACTTGGTAGTGGGGTCATGGACCATCTAACCTACCTAGAAGAAAACCCTTGCGACCTAGTTGGTATCCCAACACACTTCAAGCACTACGATGAAGCAATCGGGGGCGGGTTAAGAAGAAAGACTGTTAACCTAATTGCCGCTAGACCAAAGACTGGTAAGTCTGTGTTTGGTGACGCCGTCGCCGTTAATGCAGCACTAGATGGAACACCCACCTTGATGCTCGACACGGAAATGAGCAAAGAGGATCACATCAATCGTATTTTGGCTAACCTTAGTGGTGTGCCTATTAAGATGATTGAGACGGGCAAGTTCTCAGAAGACCAAAACATGAAGTCAAAGGTCATTGCCGCAGGTCGACAGCTAGAAGCTTTGCCCTACCACTACATTAGTGTTGCTGGTAAATCCTTTAGTAGTATCCTGAACATCGTTAAGCGATGGGTGATGCACGAAGTTGGACAAGATGAAGAGGGCAATACAAATGACTGTCTATTGGTGTTTGATTACTTGAAGATGATGTCGGCTGAGGGTATCAGCGGTAACATTCAAGAGTATCAAGTGCTTGGTTTCCAGATTACGGCCCTACACGATCTATGTGTCAAGCTTGACATTCCCTGCCTAGCCTTCGTTCAATTGAATAGGGATGGTATCAGTAAGGAAAGCACCGACGCGGTTAGTGGATCTGACAGATTGGTTTGGCTTTGTACTTCGTGTACGATCTTCAAGAACAAGTCTGAGGAAGAGATAGCCCAAGACGGGACAAAGAATGGCAACCGTAAAGCTGTCGTTCTCGCCGCTAGGCATGGGCCAGGACTAGTCGATGGTAACTATATCAATATGAACATGATTGGTGACCAAGCGAAGCTTCTGGAAATAGGAACCAGGAACGACGCACACATAGAAATCAAAAACGACACAGGACTTGTAAATGAGGACGACCTAGATGAAATCGAAGCAAACGGATCTGAATCAGCTTAAATCAGTTATGTACAAAAACCTAGAGATGGTTTTTGCTAACTTAGAGCTTGAAGTTGAACAGGACGGCGGTAGCTATATTGGTTGTTGTCCTATCCATGATGATAGTGATAATCCTAGTGCTTTCACTTATAGTGTTGAAAAGAACATGTGGAAGTGCTGGACTCACGAATGTCACTCTGACTACAGTTGTGATATCTTTGGCCTTATTCGCGGAGTGCTCTCTAAAAAGCAAGGAAAAGAGGTTAGCTTTGGAGAGACCCTAGGTTGGTGTTTCAGAGTCTTGAATTTAGACACCAGAGACATCGACACCGTAGAGATCCACAAGGAGGCCCCTGACAGCTTTTTTGGCTTGGTCGACAAGTTCTACAAACCAACCGACGAAGTCGCAGACGAGCCCGGCAGGGAGTGGGAAACGCAGGTTCCTTCGGAGTACTTCGTTTATCGTGGATTTGAGCCCGCCACCATCGATCATTTTGGCGTAGGAGACTGCAAAGTCAACGGCCTTATGAAGTATAGGGCCGTCATCCCTATCCATAACAAAGATGGTACTGTCCAAGTTGGGGCTATTGGTAGGTCTACCCTTGACTATATTGATCCTAAGTTTGTAATTGAGCCTGGGTTCAACAAGAGAAACTACTTCTACAATCACCACAGAGCCATTGAGAAGATAAGAGAGACTAACTGTGCCTTTCTTAGTGAGGGCCAGGGCAACGTTTGGAGGTTGCACGAGTGTGGTGTGTTCAATGCTATCAGTATGCTAGGCAAAGAGCTATCACCTAGGCATGAAACCCTACTAGACGAAATGGGTATCACCACGCTAGTGGTGTTGACAGACCACGACCAACCTGGAAGAGAAGCCAAGATCAAGATTCAGCGTAAGTACGACAGAATGTTTAGGCTTATCTTTCCCAAGGTGCCCACAAGAAGAGACGTAGCCCAAATGGCTCCAGATAAAATCAAAAGCACAATCCTTAAAGACCTAAGAGGGCTATACTAATGCCTCACGGATATGAAAACGAACCTATAAATCCATATCAATCCTCAACCAAGGATTATAAATGTCCTCTCAACTGTAGGGACATGAGCACACACAATTTTCTTTTATACAGCCTGATGGTGCTAGCCTTAGGTTTTTTAAGTTTTTTCGTTGGCGTACTAGTAGAGGTTTTCGCAATATGATTTCAGACAGATTACAATTATTAATAGAAGCGATTGAAACAAGAACAAATGAATGGGGAGGCGAAGAGAAAAGTGCTTTATTCAAAGCTTGTGAGATGGGAGGTGAGGCTGGAGAAGTCTTAAACGAAGTGAAGAAGCTCGAAAGGGCGAGAATGGGAATGAAAGGTGGAAAAGAAGGACTCTCTGATTTAGCAGATGAAATTGGAGACGTAATTATTTCTACCTTGATCTTAGCAGATCACTATGGATTAGATGTAGTGGCCTGTGCTGCTTTGAAATTTAACAAAACGTCAGCCAAGCATGGCTTCAAAACAAGGGTAGAGGTATAATCTAGGATTTTATGAAACATTTTACAAAAGTAATAACTTTAGATTGCCGAGAAAGAGCCACAAATTTACAGAATTATTCACACAAAAAAGGAGATAAAAATGAGTTGTAAAATCATCGGAATCAGCGGGAGAAAACAGAGCGGAAAGAATTCTTCGGCTAATCACCTGAATGGTGTTATCCTGCAACAAAGAGGAGTAGTGTCAGACTTCAATATGTTGGAGACTGGAGAGCTAAACGTCTTGACCAAATTTGAGAATGGAAAAGAAGACTGGGGAGTCTTGGACCTTTGTCGTAAAGACTATGCCTTCCTAGAGGCGGCAGAGAATCGAATCTTCCCCTTTGTGAAGAACTATAGCTTTGCAGACTCTTTGAAAGAAGCTGCTATCAATCTGTTTGAACTTAAACCAAGTTCTGCTTATGGCACAGACGCACAGAAGATGGAGACTACCCATCTACGATGGGAAGATATGCCAGGAGTAATAACGCCCTCTACAATAAATGCAAACTCTGATAATTTGCTTTGCGACGGTGCCGAAGAGATACACCAAGATATCGCCAATGGACTAGGCTTAATTTTGCATTCCGAAGGGATGATGACAGGTAGAGAGTTCTTGCAGTTCTTTGGTACAGAAATTGGAAGAAAGATGCACTGCCCGATCTGGGTAAACGCCACGATCAACAAGATCAAGGCAGAGCAATCAGGGTTAGCCATCGTAACAGACGTTAGATTCCCAGATGAAGTACAAGCAATTAAAGATGCTGGTGGTTATGTCATCAGGCTCGACAGAGAAATGCTTCAAGATGACCACCCTAGCGAGGTGGCGTTAGACGCAGATGTCTATGATTGGGGCAACTTTGACGCAGTAATCAGCAACCAAGACCTAGCACTTACAGACGCTTGTGCGTTAGTTGAGAAGTTTGCCAGGTCAAATTATTTAATTTGACATAAATAAAACTTTGGGTGTATAATATGTGTAGAAGTTCCCAATTCTAAATAAGGAGAAATTAAAATGGGACCAAAAGACATGTTAACCAAAGATTTTCTTGAAGAACACTATGTAAATCAACTTAAAAGCATCCAAGTCATAACCAAAGAGACTGGCATCAAGTCTTCAAACTCTGTGTCTCAGGCGTTGAGTCGTCATGGCATTAGCAGAGGTCACGTGTATGATAGCTCTAAAACTTTCACAAAAGAATTTTTAGAAGAATACTATGTAGACAAAAACATGACATTGAAAGAGGTGGCTGAGCTAGGAGGATTCAAAAGAAAGTCTATAGTTAGAAAAGCACTAGAAAAACACGGAATCACCATTAGAGAAAAAACCTATAGTCAAAAACAAGAGGATTTCCACAATAGGCAAAGATCTCACCACACAATTCCTGGTAGGTTTTTTCATTCTGTAAAATGTCAAGCAAAAAGAAGAAATATAGACTTTAACATAACGATTGAAGACATTTGGGACAAGTATGAAGAGCAAGGAGGCTTGTGTGCGATGACCAAGACGCCAATAGCTTTTAAGAAAACAAAAGAGAAGCAAAATTGTCAAACCGTCTCTGTGGATAGGATAGACAGCGAAGAAGGGTACACCAAAGACAACATTTGGTTAGTTCACAAAGATATCAACATAATGAAAAACCAGTTTACACTAGAATACTTATATGAACAGTGTGAGCTAATACTTAAACACAAGGAGTGAAACATGGGGATACTAATTCCTTATTTTAGAAGCAGTTCTTTAGGTTGTCATAGTTTTTGTGAGATGCAATACTATCAAATATATGGACTTGGGTATCAAAACGCAAGTGGTCTTAAGGCGGTCCTTGGCACCTGCACGCATCGAGTTATGGAGATATTAGGTAAGTGTAAAAAAATACTACAAGACGGAGATAAGCAATCTTTTATCGATGACGCGATAGGATTGGTAAAGTTTACTAAAAAGGGGCTGCATACAGACAAATTTGTAGATGACCTTATTAGGAGAAGCTATGACTACTATGTGGCCTCTCATCCAGAACTAGATTTCAATAAACCAAAGTTTTCTGAAAAGGTTGACGATGAGACCATTAAAGATACTTTCAAGTTCGTAGAGAAACTTGTGTATGTAGGACTTAAAAACTGGAAAAAAGAATATGACCCAAGAACTAGTAATGTTTTAGCGATTGAGAAGCACTTTGATTTACCCATAGAGAAGGACTGGGCACACTTCGAGCATGAAGGTAAAAAAATGCAACTATCTATCAAGGGAACGATAGATTCGGTAATGCTGCCAGACTCCAACACTATAGAGGTTGTAGACTACAAAAGTGGCCAAAGAAAAGACTTTGCTACTGGAGAAGTTAAAGACTACGCAAAGCTGCAAAAAGACCCTCAGCTATTGTTGTACAACCACGCGTTATCCAGATTATATCCAGAAGTAGAAAATAGAGTAATGACTATACTCTTTTTAAGAGACGGCGGACCTTTCTCTATGATGTATGGAAAAGAAGATGACGAAATGTTTCTTGAACATCTAAGAAAAAAGTTTGAAGAAATTAGCAATACTAAAAAGCCTAGGCCAGTATCTTCTGCTAGAAATAGCTGGAAATGTAAGTACGTTTGCGAGTTTAGTAAAATAGACCCAGAGACGGGAAAGATGAAGTGTAAACACGTAGAAGACACGATAAAGACATACGGCATAGACGCTGCTACTAAAAAGCTTAAAAAGCCTGGATTCAAAGTGGACTACTACGAAAGCCCAGGATAATCAAGAATTTTTGATGGTTTTCGGTTGGCGATTACGTCGCCGACGACTATCATAGAATAGGACAACCAACCGGAGAAAAAATTGAAAAAAGAATTCGCACCACTGTGTAACTACACGCACTACAGCTTACAACTAGGATTCTCAAAACCCAAGGCCTTAGTTAAGAAATGCAAAGACAATGGATATACCGCATGTGGTATTTCTGATTACAAGAGTATCTCGGGCACTGTCCGATTCTTTCAAGAGTGTAAGAAAGCTGGTATAAAGCCAATCATTGGGTGTTCTTTTGATGGGTTTAGTCTGTTTTCTAAAAACAAAGATGGCTGGTTTGACCTTATCGCAATTGTGTCAGCTATTCAGCACCAAGATGAAATGACTGTCATCAAAGAGTACTGCAAACGTGGTAACTTGATCTATGTTGGACGTAAGCAACAGACGCCACTGTGCCCAGGTGGCGATAATTACTTGAAGGGCGGGAAGATTAAGAATTACTTCTACACGGACAAGTCAGAGGTAGATATTCATAGAATTTCTTTATGCTCTGGGTTGAAGGTGCCCCTTCCCGACATGATGAAGTATATTGGTAAGGGTAAAGTTCAAGACGAACTAAAACCCTATATCAAGTTCTTCACAGAAGATAGCTTTGGCGTACCTAATAAGGATCACGCAGTTGTTTGTGAGGATATTTGCAGTATTGTAGACTCTTGTACAGAGTATGATATTCTTGAGAAGCCAATGTTGCCAACCTTCCCCACTCCAAATGGAGAGTCCGAGGAAGAGTATCTAAAGCAGCTATGCCGACAAGGCTGGAATGAATTACTTGGGAAGACGGGCAAAGTAGAAAAAGAAGAAGCCAAGCAAAGATACCTAGACCAATTCAACGAAGAGTTTGGAGTTATTAAGGGGGCGAAGCTGTTTGGTTATTTCTTGATTGTATGGGACATCATTAACTTCATCAAAAGCAAGGGCTGGATCAGCGGACCAGGAAGAGGGTGCTTTTTGCCAGACACGAGGGTGAGAATGTCTAACGGCTTATTGAAACCAATCTCTATAATAAAGAAAGGAGAAAGCGTTGTAGACGCTTTTGGTGGTTCGCAAATTGTTGCAGATACACTTTCTTATCTAGTGGATGAAGAAATAATTGAAATGACCATGGAAAACGGCAAAATTATTCGGTGTACAGAAGATCACAAGTTCTTAACGAGCAATAGAGGCTGGGTTACAGCAAAAGACTTGACAGAATTTGACGAAATCACAGAAATATAGTCTAGGTCGGGGTTCTATTATAACAATCCAATTGAATATGAAGACGAAAATGGTGTCTTTAGGATGTATTTTCCAGACTTTATTATAAATGAGAAAACAATCGTAGAAGTTAAAGGGCTAGGGCTTTACTACAAAAAAAAACTACGATCATCACTTTTCTCTTCTGGAGAAGATTATTTAGTATTATTTAGTGATGATGAGATATTAAAGACAAATTACCTCAAAGCTAGAAAGTGGCACCATGCAAATAAAAAAGAAAAGAAAAATTAAATACTCTGGACTTGTTAACGATCTAACCGTCGAGAACTCCCACACTTACAACGTAGAAGGGTTAGCTGTGCATAACTCTGCTGCTGGTTGTTTGATCTCCTATCTTATTAGAATTACAAAGATCGACCCTATTGAGTTTAACTTATTATTCTCTAGGTTCTACAATGCTGGTCGTAATACAGAAGACCACGTCTCGTTGCCAGATATCGATATTGATGTTCCAGGAGATAAGCGTGATGAAGTGATTGCCTATCTCAAATACAGATATGGTCCAGAAAACGTTAGCCAGATGATTACCTATGGGCGACTTCAAGGTAAAAGCTCCCTAAAAGAAGTTCTACGTATGAACAAAGCTTGTGGTTTCAATGAAATGAACGCCATGACTAAGCCAATCCCTGACGAGGCTGCTATTTCTGACCAACTTGAATTGATGGATGAAGAAGATCGTTCTATCATCAGGTGGACCCTAATCAATGACCCAGAAAGCTTGCGTCAGTGGTGCCACTTGGATGAACAGGGAAACCTAAGGGGCGACTACGCTCCATACTTCGATCAGGCTATTAGACTTGAGGGCACATTCAAGAGTCAAGGTAAACACGCCGCTGGTGTGGTTATCTCTAGGGAGCCTCTTCACAAGGTTTGCCCCATGTTGCCAGAAAAGAATGGCGAAATGATTGCAGGACTAGAAATGAACGACCTAGAAGCACTGGGTCACGTTAAATTTGATATCTTGGGTCTCATGTTGCTTGATAAGCTTATGGAAATCCAAGAACTAATTGGAGAAAAAAAAGATGAATGCAAAGAAACAGGCCCTTGAGCTAATAAGAAAAAAAGACGAAGAGTTTGGGGAGGGGTGGTCAAACGACATAGAAGAGATCGCCAGACTTATGGTCGAGTTCCAAAACTCTACCTTGAAAGATATCAAACAAATCATGGAGAATGGCACACCCAACCGTAGATACTATAATGGCTGGGAAGAACGTGTTCTTGATCTGTGTAAAGAGACCGACCCATATTTACAAACGAGGTAGCCATGAAAATGTTAAAAGAAGAAATTGTAGCTGGAGTTTTTGTAGGAGGTTTTCTATCTAAATGGAAAGAAGACACTATTGAACAAGCGTCAGAAGAATATGATTAGGACGAACAAGAGCGAGAGAGAAACTAAAACAATTCAGAGAAGAGAGCGAGGGCCTCTTCGATACACCCCTAAGAGAAAAGGATAAAAATAATTATGGCAGATAGAGACTTCATCGTATTTGACTTTGAAACCGGTGGCAGAGATCCACATACGTGTCAACCAACGCAGCTTGCTGCAATCGCCCTACATGGACGAACTCTTGAAATGAAGAAAGTGGGGGGCGAGTTTAACAGTGAAATCTGGGCAGAAACAGATGACGACAAGGCTATTGCGGCGGGGCTGGCACCTCTTGAGGAAGAGGCTTTGAAGGTCACGGGAAAGACTAGAGAACAGATCGCCAAGGCACCTAAGCCAAAGGCTGTGTGGACTAAGTTCTTAGCCTTTGTGAATAAGCACAACTGGAAGGGTACAACCTGGTTCGCCCCTATTCCTGCTGGCTACAACATCATCAACTACGACATGCCAATCATTAACAGGATGGCAAAGTTGTATGGAGGCTGGGATGACAAAAAGGGCCAGAACAAGTTCTTTAATCCTATCAAGAAATACGACATGATGGACGACATGTTCTTATGGACAGAGAGCGACCCTACTATTAAGTCTATCAGCATGGACAACGTCAGAAAGCGAATGGGTATGGAAAGCGAGAACGCCCACGATGCTCTTCAAGACGTAAAAGATACGGCAAACATCATTATTAAATTCCTTAAAACTAGAAGGGCAATGTATAAAACACTCAGCCCTAAGATTGACAAGGCGTTTGCTAATGGTGGACTATACATAGAATAGGAGATTGGAATGGACATAACTTGCCCAAGATGTGAATGTGAATTTGAGGACAAAACATGGAATGGTGGCCAGTGCCCAGATTGTAACTTAGACTACTGGTGGGATGACGGCTATGTCCCAAATACGGACATTGATTACTACTTGATTGTGTGGGAAAAATATGACAGTTGACATTGATAATATTCCGATGAATGATCCAGAAGTCTGGAAGCTTTTCGCGGAAGGTAGAACCAAGGGTATTTTTCAACTTGAAAGCAATCTTGGAAGATCGTGGTCCAAGAAAGTCAAGCCCGAAAATATGGAAGAGCTTGCGGCTCTGATCTCTATTCTTCGTCCTGGCTCTTTGAAAGCTATGTATCAGGGCAAGTCTATGTCCCAGCACTATGTAGACAGAAAGCACGGACTAGAACCCGTTGAGTATCTACATCCTTCTCTTGAGCCATTCTTAGCTCCAACCTACGGGGTTTTGATCTATCAAGAACAAGCTATGATTATAGCCAAAGAGCTTGCGGGTTTCTCTGAGTCAGAGGCCGATGTTCTTAGAAAGGCCATTGGTAAAAAGAAAGCAGACGTGATGGCAAAGGTCAAGGAAGACTTTATCATTGGTTGCGAGAAAGTCGGGACGGTTGAAGCCAAAGACGCAGAAGAAATCTTCGGGTGGATTGAGAAGTCTGCCCGATACAGTTTTAACAAGTCTATTACGAAGGATTCAGTAGTACAAACACCAGACGGTGAAAAGCAGCTATCAGAAATTAAAGCTGGAGATTTTGTACTATCTCCCTGTTTATTGTCTGACCAATACGTAAAAGTCTTAGAGACTTATGACCACGGGTCACTAGAGGTCTATGAGTTAGAGCTAGAGTGTGGTAAAACTATAAAATGCACAATGGAGCATAAATTCTTGTGCAAAGATGGTGTTATTAGACCTCTTTCTGATATTCTGTTATATTTTCACGAGATAGTTGTTCAAGATTGTGTAGACATGAAATCTAGTAAAATAGTTAGAATAAAAAGCTTGGGCACAATGCCCACTATGGACATTGAGGTTGATAGTGATAGCCATCTTTTTTATGCTAATAAAATAGCCACCAGTAATTCTCACGCAGTGGCTTATGGGCTAGATTCGTATTGGAGTGCTTATTTCAAGGCACACTATATCAAACAGTTCTTTGTAGCCTATTTTCGTTACGCAAAAGACAAACAGGACGCTCACCAAGAGGTTTATGAACTAGCGTCAGAAGCTAAGCTTTTTGATCTTCAATTGAAAACTCCTAGTATTGCTAATTTTAAGCGTCAATTCAATTGCGTTGGAGACATCATCTACTTTGGCATCAAGGACATTAAGTCTTTGACTGGCAAGAATGGAGACAAGGCTTTTATTGCTGTTGAAGATATGCTTGTGCATCTAAATAAAAAGATTGAGAACACCTCGTGGATGGAAATCTTGTTGTTCTTCTCTCCTAAGGTAAACTCTACAGTGTTCAAAACTTTGGGGTCTATTGGGTTCTTCCTTGGAATCAAAGACAAAGTCACGAGAAACAAAGTTTTATATGACTATCAGATCTTTCGCATCTTGACTAAGGCCGAAACCGACTGGGTAATAGAAAACTACCCCAAGAGAAGGTGGAAGGATTTGCAGTCTTGCTTTAGAGACCTAGCTCCTACGAAGAAAGAGGGCGGCGGGACGAGTAAGGAGTCCAGAAAGCAGGTTGTCTTGAACGAGATTAAGATGTTACAGAACCCACCCTACGACCTAGAAGACGATCCAGAGTGGATCATTGACCAGGAAGTGAAGTTCTTAGGTTGCCCTGTCTCTATGTCTAAGATTGAAACCACAGACATGTGCGGCAATACAACCTGTAAGGAACTAGCAGACGGGAAAAAGGGCAAGAAGCTAACAATCGCCGCAAACATTACCCGAGTGTTTAACACGAAGGTTAAGAAAGAAGGGGCAAGTAAGGGAAAAGAGATGTCCTTCCTGACCATTGAGGACGAAACCTGCTCAATTGACAGCGTTGTGGTCTTTCCAGAGGCGAGAGAAGACAATAAGTACAGCTTATTTGAAGGAAACAACGTGATGATCTACGGAAGTTCAGAGAAGGGCGACGGAAGTCTGATCGTTGAAAAAATTTCAGATATTTAGGTTGTCTTTTCCAAACCTTCTGACTATAATAGATAAGGGAGCAAAAATGAAAACCTGTAGAAGATGCAAAGAATATCTTGATGAAAGTCGTTTTGGAAATAGCAAACGTCACAAAAGCGGCAAAAATAATACATGTAAAAGGTGCCTTAGGGATTTGTACTATACTCCAAGACCTAGAAAACCTGTGAGTACTTTGTGTGCTAAGTGCAAGACAAATAAAAAAGATCCTCAAGGTAATAGAAAACGTCAACCTAGCTATTGTAAAGAGTGTAATAAAGCAATGGTGAAAGAAAGTTATCCTAAGTATGAAGAAAGGCGAAAAAGGAGTGCAAGAGAATACTACCTCAAAAATCAAGAAAAGATACAAGAGTATTGTAGAAACAACACAGAAGCAAGGAGGGAGCGAAATAGAACCTGGAGAAAGAACAATCCAGAAAAATGCTTAGCACAGAGTAGGAAAAGCAATGCCGACCCAATACAAAGAATGAACAGGAATATGAGGAATAGTATAACAAGAGGACTAAGGGGCCAAAAGAAGAAGTTAAAAACGTTTGACTACATAGGGCTTAAAACGGAAGAGTTTTGGGACTATTTAGAATCTAAATTCCAAGATGGTATGACTAGGGAAAATTATGGAGAATGGCATGTAGATCATATAAGGCCATTAAGCAGCTTTGATTTTGCTTCTAATGGCATGGAAGATCAACTAAAAATAGCATGGCATTACACAAACCTACAACCCCTATGGGCTATTGATAACTTCAAAAAAGGAAATAAAATAGAACAATGAGAAAAAAAAGAATCCTCTTCTGTAGTGAGGCGACCTTTCTAAACACTGGTTATGCTACCTACACTAGAGAAATCATGGAGTATCTAAACTCCACAGGAAAATACGAACTAGCCGAATTAGCCGCCTATGGTCAAAGAAACGATCCTAGGGGGCTATCTTTGCCTTGGAGGTACTATGGAGTACAACCAAACAAGGAGTTTCAACCTAGAGCTAGTAGAGAAGAGATGCAGTCATACGACTCAAGTCCCTTCAATCAATTTGGCGAGTTCATCTTTGAAGAAGTTTGCCTAGACTTTAAGCCAGACATTGTCTTTGATATCAGAGACTTCTGGATGTGCTTAACTCCTAATACTAATATCGTATGTAAAAACTCCATCAAGAAGATCAAAGACATAAAAGTCGATGACTTGGTCTTAACACACGAAGGAAGATATAGAAGAGTAATAAACACATTTAAAAAGAGTTATTTCGGAGATCTCCACACTATTAATGTGCAAAATTGCCCATTTAATGTAGAACTAACAGACGATCATCCGGTCTATTGCTTAAAAAGAAATGGAGAGAAAAGCCTACCAGTGCATAAGTTTTCACCTAAAAATTTAGAATGGGTAGACTCCCAAGGCATTGAGAAAAACGACATATTGGTTTACCCAATTGACAAAGAGGGAGATAAAAATCACAAGAATGACTTTTGTAGATTCTTAGGCTACTATATGGCCGAAGGCTGCATAATGTACGAGGGCTTAAAAGAGGACAACAAATACAAAGGTATTCAGTTAACCTTTAATGCTAATGAGTCTAGTCATATTGATGACTTTATCTCTCTTGTTAAGGTTTTTTATGATAAAGAAGCTAAAATAAAGATACTTGGGAATACGGCAATAGTAAGGTGTTACGGCAAAAGAATATCACAAGATTGTCTAAAGTTTTGCGGTTCTTTGGCTGGAGACAAGAAGCTTTCTGATGAGGTGTTTTTCTCAAATAACGAGTGTATAAGGTCGTTTTTGTGTGGCTTATTTAGGGGTGACGGAGGTTATTACAAGGAAAGAGCTTCTTACTGCACAAAGAGTGAGCAATTAGCACACCAAGTATTTAGGATGTGCCTAAGGATTGGAATATTGCCATCCTTCAATCTAAATAAAAATAATATCAAAGGAATCGACAAAGATTATTTTAGATACATATTCTCTTTTAGGTCTAATAGCTTAGAGGGATTTAAGACTATTTATGACAACCTCCTCAATAAAGAAATAGCTAAAGCGACAAGAATTAAAAATGGCTACGCTTGGTTAACTGTTAAAGAGGTTATTAAACAATCCTATGGAGAACAAGTTCATAACTTTGAAGTAGAAGAAGACAATACCTATGTATCTTCTTTTTGTATTCATAATTGCGAGTTTGTAGAGCGATCTCCCTTTAGGAAGATGTTCAAGTGGGTAATTATCCCCACAGTAGACGCGGCACCACAAGCTAGGCAGTGGATTAGTACTTACGCAAGTGCTGACGCAGTCCTGTCTTACTCTGAGTGGTCTGGCGACGTTATGAAAGAACAGTCTGGAGGGAAGATCAACTATGTTGGGACAGCCCCTCCATCTGCTAATCCTGCGTATAAGCCAATGGACCAAGCTGTTTGTAGAGAAAACCTGGGGCTAGATAAGGATATAAAGATTGTGGGCACGGTTATGCGTAATCAAAGACGCAAGCTTTACCCAGATCTCTTTGAGGCGTGGGCTCTGTTCTTAGGGCAACAAGAGAACCCTAATGAGTACAAGCTGTACTGTCACACAAGTTATCCAGACCTAGGTTGGGATATCCCAGAGTTACTACAGCAGAACTGTGTCTCTTCAAGTGTTTATTTTACTTACATTTGCCCAGAGACCAACAAGACATTTGCTTCATTGTTTGCGGGGGGTATCTGTGAATCGCCTTTCACTGGTAAATACAACGCCACCATGTGCAATGTTAAGCAGGGTGCTAGCTATGAACAGTTGTCAGAAGTGATGAATTGCTTTGACTTATATGTTCAATATGCTAACAGCGAGGGATTTGGCCTTCCACAAGTAGAGGCGGCTGCTTGTGGTATCCCCGTTGTTTCTGTTGACTACAGTGCTATGAGCAGTGTTGTTAGCAATCTAGCCGGAGTGCCCTTGAAGCCCAAAGCTCTATACAAAGAACTAGAGACAGGATGCTATAGGGCCGTTCCAGATAACGAAGACACCGCGATGGTTTTCGGTAGGTTCTTCGATATCGACAAAGAAGACAGGATCGCTTTGGGGCACATAACTTTAGACAGATTTAAGA